ATGATATTAGAAAATAACTTTAGATATAGTACAAATACAGATAATATACCAATAAAAGATGTATTTAAGATGTTAAAAGAATTATATACAATGCTTACTACATATAGTCGAAAAAGAAAAAATTATAAACAGTGTGGAGATATAACAATAAAAAGATATATACCTTTGTTAAATTTAATAATTGTTTATGATAATGTTATAGAACATAAAATAGAGTATGAGAAACAATTAAAATTTGCACATAAAATAGCAGCAAGGATATCTCTAGAACATTATTTCATTTATAGAGAATGGGAAGAAAAAGAAAAAGATAAGTTTTTTGCACCAAGATACGAGATATTAGAGGGTTATATACATTATCAACAAGAGCTAGAGTTTAACCCTAAATTTGAAACATTAATATTCAACGCTCCGTCTGGTTATGGTAAAAGTTACCCTGAAAAGATAACAGAGGCTTGGTCTTACGGAATAGATGATGAAGGCTGTACTTTATCTTTATGTTCAAATGAAGATGTAGTTAAAGGTGGATCTAGAACTGTTATAGATGAAATTAAAAGCAACCATTTTGGAGAGGTTTTCCCACACTTAACTTTTGATCCTAAAGATAATAATTTTTTCTTAAAAGAAACAGAAAACAACTGGAAACTTAGAAATTGTCGTTTACAATCAAGTTATATAGCTAAAACAACACAGTCTAACGTAGTTGGTACTAGGGCAAGTAAGAGAATACATATAGATGATTTATACCCAGATTATAAAGAGGCTATGAATCACACCTTAAATGAATATTACTTAAATAAATTTTTAACCGTATGGATTAAAAGGTTTGTTCAAAATAAAACACCAAAGTGTGTAATTACAGGAACATTATGGGCTAGTGGAGATTTTATAGCTTTAATTATATCTTTAATGAGAAAGAAACATAAATTTTACCCACACCCAAAATATAAATATACATTTGTAAATGAAGCTGGGACGGTCGCTATAGTTCAAGTTCCTGCATTAGATTACAAAACCGAAGAATCTACCTGCCCAGAGTTAAAGACAACTGAACAAGTTTTAGAGGAAAAAGAAAACATAGAAGAATATTTATTTGAAACAAACTTCCAACAAATACCTACAGATCCTGAAAGTTTAGGTTTTAGTTATGGTAAGTTAAGAACATATAATACAATACCTAGTCAAGAAGTTCCTTATTGTCAAGCAGTTATAGATGCCACTCGTAAAAGTGGTAAAGATTTCTTTGCTATGCCAATATTCTCTAAAATCAACAATGATGGTATGTATGATTATTATTTAAAGGATTGTTTATTCACAAGGACTGCAACTAAAGATATGTACGATAAAATAATCGATAAAATAATTGATAACCATATAGTATTCATTGTTATAGAGAGTAATGTAACAAGTGAGCTTAAAAGCAATATAGAGGGCAAATTAAAGGCTAAAGGTATACATTGGTGTATTATACATGAGAAATATAATACAGTGCCTAAACCTACTAGAATAGAATTAGAAAAAGGAATTATAAAAAGACAAATGGTATTTCCAGGAAAAGGAATGTATGGAGTTAATACTGAAATGGGTAAATTTATGGGTAACTTAACTTTGTATAATAGTACTGGTAGAAACTCAAATGATGATGCACCAGATAGTTGTGCTTTATTTGGTAGTGAAATAATAGAAGAAAACAGCAAACCACAAAAAGCTATACCGTTATCATTCGCAAGGGAATGTATTTAATGTTATTTTGACAATAACGACAATAAATGGTATAATATTGGTGGAAAAGCATGTTTATACAAACTTTAAAAGATAGAGGTGTAATATGGGAACTGAAGTAACAAAAACTTTTGGAAGAAACACTATTTACGCCAATTATACAGAAAAAAGCTTATTAAGGGGTACTAAAGAAGAAAGAAATATTAGGATAGTAAATATAATAAACGCTTCTAAAGCTACACATGAACAAAATAGAGCAGAAAGTGTGTATTTAAGAGGTTTTATGTACGGAGATCAAGATATTAAATTTAAAGAAAAGTTCACTAGAACTGAAATCAATAACCAAACTGTTGAAAACTGGTGTTATGCCTTTATAGATTGGGGAAAATCATTTTTATTAGGAGAACCGTTAAATTACATTCCTTACGATGATATAAGTGAAAAAGAGATAGAAGTGTTAAATAAATTCTTTAAATACGAAGATAAACATTCTAAAGATATGGAAATACTTGAAGATATGTTATGTTGTGGTCGTGGGTTTAGATATAGTTATAATGATAAAAAAGAAGATGAAGATGAAGCTCCATTTGAAATTATAAATTCAGAAACTATGAATACTGAAGTTGTATATTCAAGTAGAATGGGACATGAACAACTTTTATCTTATGTAGAAATTCCTATGCAATATACAATACAAGAAAAAAACATAGATAGTGGAGTTTTAGAAGAAAAAATTATAAATTATTCAACTTATCAAGCATATACTAGAAATAAAGCATATACCCTTGATGATAAAGAAGGTACGTTAAGTATTAAAAGTGAAATTAGATTAACAAATAAAGAACACCCAATTGTTGAATATTTTTTCAACAGACAAAGAATGGGCTGGGTAGAGTTAGCTAAAGATATATTTAATGACATAAACTATATTGAATCTTTAGATAAAGATGATATGGAACAATTTGTAAACTCTATAATGGTATTTACTAACGCCGAGGTTACAGAAGATAGTTTTAAAGATATTAAAAGAATGGGTGCAGTTTCTATTAACTCATCAGATAACAAAAGAGCAGCTGTTGAAGTTTTACAATCAAAATTAAAGTCATTAGACACGCAAACTTATTATTTAAGAAAGATAAGTGCATTGCATAGTATATTATCTGTACCAATGGCTAACAACGATGGAGATAGTAACGCTGAAACTGGTCAAGCATCATTAACTGGTCAAGGCTTTACAAGTGCTAGTGTTAGAATTAAAACGTTAGAGATAGCATTTACATCTTGTGATAGAACATCGTTGAAGAATGTATTAAAGTCTTTAAAGAAATTACCGAATAGTGGTGTTTCATCATTAAAGATAAGTGATATAGATTCTAAATTCCAAAGAGATATGAGTGAAAACTTATTAGTTAAAACTCAAGCTTTAAATAATTTAAAAAGTGCTTTCATACCTAACGAAATAGCTAATAGCGTTATTAATTTATTTAGCGATCCTACAGCTGTCACTAAAATGCAAAACAAATTAATAAAAGAAAAAGAAAAAACACAAGCATTATTAGATGAAGTTAAAAACACTAAAGTTAAAGAAGATAATGTAAAGGCTACAATTCAAAAAGATCTACAAGGGCAATAAGCCCTTGAAATGCTAGAATAACTCAATTGGTAGAGTAACTGCTTTGTAAGCAGTAGGTTGTGAGTTCGATTCTTACTTCTAGCACCATAAATTAGGCTTATCATCGAGCGTTATCGGTGAAATATATATATATCTCTATAGTTGTTGGTAGAAACCGTAAAAAACTACTGTAGAAAAGAAGGAGATAATATGAACAGGGAAGAGATTAAAAAGACTTTAGGAGAAGGTGCTACAGAAGAACAAGTAACTAATATTCTTAATTTTTTTCATACAAGTGGAAAAGTTAAAGATGATTCTATTCAGGAATTAAAGAACAAAATTGAAACTTTCAATGATTATGAGGAGTTGAAAGAGTACAAAACAAAAACTGAATTAGAAAAAATGACTGACGCTGACAAAATGAAGGCAGACAAAGAGTTAACAGCAAAGAACTTAAAAGAATCAAAAAAAATTGTTAATGAAGCGAAAGCTAGAAATGTTTTAGCTGGTTTAAATATTAGTGATGAAATAATCAACGCTTTAGTAAGTGATGATGAAGAAAAAACTGTTGCAACGGCAACTAAGTTAGCTGAACAAATGAATTCTTTAAAAGAGAATACTAAAAAGGAAACTTTAGAAGCTCAAGCTAATTTGGACGTTAAACCACCACTTCCTAATAGAGAACCTGATAATGAGGGTATGACTTGGAATAAATTTAAAGAGTTGTCATTAGATGACCAAAATAAATTTGGAGAAGAAAACCCAGATGTACTACGAAATTTAAAATAAAAATAGGAGATGAAAAGAATTATGAAATTCGATAAAAAAACTTGGAATCCTAGTGTGTTTGAAAAATACAAAAATATGATTCCTAATGTAAAAGAAACAGAAATGATTAAGCATGGTGTATTAAGTAACAACCCTAGCTTAGCTGCTAGACTAGTTGATGGTGTTGGTGGTAACTATATAGTAGAACCAATTAAAGGTTTGCTAGATGGAGATGTAATTAACTACGACGGGTCAACTAATATTACTGCTACAAGCAGAACAACATTTGAACAAGGTAAAGTTGTTATTGGTAGAGCAAAAGCATGGCAAGAAAAAGACTTTTCAAAAGATATTACTGGTGTAAATTGGATGGAAGGTATTGCTACAGAAATTGCAGAATACTATGAAGGTATAGATCAAGATGATATTCTTTCAATAATTAAAGGAATCTTTAATATGGAAGATTCTGCTGGTTTAACTTTCGTTGAAGCACATACTTATGACGTTTCACAAGAAGCAGTTGCTGCTAATAGAGTAGTTGGTGCTGGAACTTTAAATAAATCAATTCAAAAAGCAAGTGGAAGTAAAAAAGGTGCTTATTCTTTAGCATTTATGCACTCAATGGTTTCAACTAATCTTGAAACATTACAATTACTTAATTACTTAACATTTACAGATGCTAATGGAATCCAAAGAGATTTATCTATAGCAACTTGGAATGGAAGAGCGGTAATTGTTACTGATGAAGTTCCTGTTGAATCAGATTTAGAAACTGTTGGAGTTCAAACTTTAAAAATAGATACAAAAGGTGTTAATACTGATACAATTACTGTATCTGGTGTAGAATATACATTCGTTACATCTGGTGCAACTGGAAATGAAATTAATGTCGGTACTAGTTCAACTACACAAGCATTAGCTTTAAAAAATCTATTAGCAGCTAGAACAGATTTAGAAGATTATTTGATAGAAGTTACAACTGATACAATTACATTTACAATGTTAGCAGACAAAGGTGTTATAGCTATTATAACTAAAACAGAAACTGGTACTATTTCTAGTACATTAACTGTAACTGTTCCAGCTGTTTACGCAGATGAATATACAACTTATGTAATGGGTAATGGATTCTTCGAATTCGCTAACTGTGGAGCTGCTGTTCCTAGTGAAATGGATAGAGATGCTTATACCGATGGTGGTATTGATGTTGTAATTACTAGACAAAGAAAGTTATTCGCACCTAAGTGGATCTCGTTCACTAAAGCTGTGATGGCTACTCTTTCACCTACTAATGCAGAATTAGAAAATGGATCTAACTGGGAAATCGTTAATGATGGTAACGGAACTTATGTAAACCACAAAATGATACCTATCGTTCAAATTATATCAAGAGGATAAAATAAGGGAGTGTTATTATGGATAGTCAATTAGAGTTATTAAAAGTAAAAATACCTTATGATGTAAACATCTTCGGGGATGATGCCACTTATGTTGCAATACTTAATTCTTTATTAGAAGATAGTAAATATAAAGCCCTATCCCTAAGATACCCTTATCAAGATTATTCAGTATTAGAACTACCTTT